CGTCCTGCTTTGGCTGCTTCTGGAACTACCGTCACCGTAACTACTCAAACTGCACATAATCTACAAGCAAATAAGTATGTCACTGTTGGTGGTGCTACTCAAACTGCATACAATGGTAGATATCAGGTCCTTGCTGCTGGATTGACTGCAACTCAATTTAGATACACAGTTCCTGTCGCGCCAACTGTGGCAAATGCAACTGGTGCAATTTATGTTTCTACAATTACTATCGATCCAGTAAATGATGATGTATCTGTAGGCAGATTTAAAGATGCAAGAAATTTAATTCTTTCTAATCGCCAAGAAATTATCGATAGAGCAGCTGCCGAAATTTCGGTAGAATTTCCTAATTTCTCATATCCTGGAGAACCAGTAACAGACCCCAGAGGTAGATTTAAAGATGCCTACCGTTTGATTCAAAAAAATAGACAAGAGATCATTGACGGTGCATTTGCTGAAATAGCTGCTGTATATCCAACTTTTCAAGTTCCTGGTACACCTCCAGGCGGCACTGCTGCGAATGATAAGTGTAAACGCGATATTGGTTTGTTTATAGATTCTGTGTCTCTTGATATTGCTCAAGCAAGCGGTAATGTATATACACGTAAGTTTGTACAACAATATTTTGTTAATACGGGTGGATTACTCCCTAATGGATTACAAGGAGAAATAGACCAATCAAATGTTGCTTTTGTTAAAGCTCGTGATTTGATGAGATCAGCAGTAACAAACCAGTTAACATATAAAAATACCAGTATTACCAGTGGTGCAGCTAATTATGGTGGTACTGGAGGTAACGTTCCTAATACCGCAGCTACTGCTTGTTCTGATGTTCAAACAGCTATCGTTAGTTTAACGTTTATTGTAACCTCTACTTTGAGTGCTGGTAATCTAACTGCTTTTCCAGCAGAAACAGTAGCAACAATTTCTCCTGGTGAAGCAAAATGTAAGCGAGACATTGGTATTTTAGTAGACTCTGTTGCTCAAGATCTCTTCTGGGGTGGTAATGAAATCACAATTGGGTCAGTCAGAGAATATTTCACTCTTTCTGGTGTTCCCATTACAAACGGTTTGCTTAATGAAGAAGCGCAAAGTATCGTAGCGTTTAATAAAGCAAAAAATGAGTGTAAGAAAGCAGTTTCAAACTTACTATTTTCTAAAAATCTAACAATCTCAACAGGACCAGCATCAGCGGGTGGCACAGGAGCTAGTATTCCTTATACACAATCTGGTAACTCTGCTGTATGTGCTGACGTACAATCTAATATTGATAGTTTATTCAATATTGCTACCAGTATAATCACCGCTGGTAGTTTGTCTGGATTGCCAACAGTAGATAATGGAGAAGCTGATTGTGCAAACGTTAGAGCATCTATTGATACATTAGTAAATATTCTTAATAGTGCCCTAATTGCTGGTAATTTGCTTAATTTACCAAATAGAAATATTGGACCTTGGAGCACTGTCAGCGAGTCAAGTAAGTGTAAGCGTGATATTGGATATATTGTCGAAGCAATTACATCTGATTTAAGATTAGGTGGAAATATCAATACAATTAATTCTGCAGAATCATACTTTGTAGGAACAAACTTAGATTATATTGAAAATGAAAAGTTAGAAACTCTTGATGCATATCGTTATGTGAGAGATTTGGCGATCTCTGCAATGAGAAACAACAACACATATATTGCTGGAGCATCTACAACTCTTAATTCTTCAATCGTTACCGTTCCAAGTACAGTTGGATTAGCAATTGGAATGAGGGTTCGTAGTGTTACTGCAATACCAACAAGCGGGGCGAGTGTAGTTACCTATACTGCAGTAATTCCACCAACTGCTTATATCAAAAAGATTGGAGATGGTATCAACGGTCTTGCCACTAATCAAATTCAATTAGGAACATTTGGAAGTAAATTTGATTTAGGAACAGCAGTCAATGCTACTGCGACTACAACCAACGTTAGTCTTTATGTAGAATTGCTCTCGGGTATTTGGAGCACTGCTCTTGCACCTGTAGGAGATCCAACTATAACTCAAGACTATAATTATTCTACACCACCAAATATTGCAACTGGATCACCAGGCGGCGAATGTGCAACGGTAGCAAGCTCTATAGTCAATTTTTATCAAATTTTTGCAACAATTATCAATAGTGGAATAGGAACAGTTCCAAGAGTTGCTTCTACTCTCAGTACAGGTGGGTTGGCACAAAGGGCAACATTATTCACCTTAACTGATTATGATAGTACTGGAGCTCCTACGACAAACCCCCACCAGTTAGAAACTGGTACTCCTGTTCGTCTTGTTCCAAGAGGTAGGTCTGGCGTACAAGTAGACAAGAGAGTTATTCGTTTACCAAAAGGATTTGATACTAATACTGTTTATTATGTAATCGCCCCTGGAAGAAAAACTGATCCATATGATTATTCATCGATTGGTGCATTTAATGGAACTAATCAGCAAAATCTACTGCTTGCAACAAGTTCAGAAAATGCAGCAGCTGGTATTTACATCTATTCATCTGAGACAGATGGTATTGATCCGAATGTAGAAATTGATGTATATCAATATGTTCTTGATGTTAACTATGACCTACATCAATATCAAACAACAATTGCGGCAGGATCTGCTACACTTCTTCAAACAGATAGACCACATGCATTTGATAAACCATCAAATAATGTGACTTCTCAATTAGTATTTTTCCGCCCAGGGTCTGATATTGTAGGATCGTCTTTACCTACGTTGTCATCTACCTTTGGTGGTACTACAATTTCTGGTAAGGTTTTATATTATGTTCGTTACGTATCCAGCACAAGATTTACAATTCATGAAACATTTGCAAATGCTCGTGACAATATTAATCCCGTTTCTTTCCAACCAGGAAGCACTGCTGTATTCTACACATTCTCTGACAAACGTAGATCTCCACTGAGATATGATCCTAAGATTGGATCTGCTGCTACAGATGGTTGCTGGTATATTGAGACTCTATCTGCTGGGAATACTATTATTCCAAGAATTAAACAATCAGATTATGCTGGTAGATTGAGAACTACTGATTCTTACTTTGAAAGAATTGAAGATAATAGAACAAAAGAAGATAGAATTTATCGCTTGCGTTATGTAGTACCTAAGAATCTTAAAACCGTTCGTGATCCTATAAGAGGATTTGTAATTAAAATTCGTACTGACGAAAAGAGAAGACTATCGCCACAAAGAATTATTCTCAAACCAACTTCTACAGGTGCAGACACAGCAACTCTATTGGCTCCAGGTTCAGGAGAGCGCCTTGGATTGACATTACAGGAACAAATTACGCTAAATCCAAACTTTACCTCTACTTATGACCCATCATCATTTGGTAATCCTAAGAGATTGGAGACAACTTCTAAGGTAGCGTTTACAGTTCAATCAGCAAGAAAGGTCATTCGCAATAATAAAACTTATTTACAGTTAAATGTATTTGACATCGGAATTGATGCTGAGGCATTTAAGACAAAATTATTTACCACAGTTAAAATTTCCCCACCAGAAGGAGGAAACGGCACATTTGTATCGAGTATTCCTAACTCAAACAGCACCAACTTAATTACTTGGAGTGGGTATTGTTCAGGTAGTGCATATGTTCATGGTTATTTTGCGTATGAAAATAATTACTACATGATCTTGAAAGATCTTGTTGGTAATTCTAAACTTGATTATTATTCATCAACTGTTGCTACAGCTTACCAGGCTGCTACTTCTACTCCTGGTGGCACTGCTACTGTGTTTACACAAGGATCAGTAACCGCAACTCTGCTTGATGAACCAAATGGAGGAAGATCAGATACAACTAAGTATCCATACCTTGTAGAGGGCGCGAACGTTTATACACTGACACCAGGAGATAGAGTCAATGATGACAATGGAGTATCTTACACTGTTGCATCAGTAGAAGATGTTTCTGATATGGAAAATACTTTCTATATCTTTGATATTAATACGATTCGCAGAAGAATTCCTGGTCAGCAAGACGGTATTTATTATCTAACATGTGTTCGTGGGGATATTCGCCCATATCCAACTGGATCTGGTGTTGGAGAAAACTTTAGAAGCTTTAAATTCTCTCAACCCATTTCAAAATTATATCCAGAATCTTATAAGAATGATCCAGAGTGGTATAAGGGAGTTGATTTAACTACAACAACATTATTGGATCCACCACCAACAGTTTCAGCAGCAGATAACTATACGCACGGTTTAGTTACTGTTAACGATGCTAAAAATAGTTTGACTAAAGAAATGGTTCTTGATTTTGTTCAAGATCCTGGAGCGGGAGGATATTTATTTGCAGGCACTTCTGCTATTACAGCACAATCGGGAACTGCGTCTGCAGGTTCTGAGGGAAGAAGAATTCCTATTAACGGATCATCTCCATATCCAACCGAGAACAAACTGTTTGTAGAACTTCGTAGACCATCTATTGCTCGTTCAGGTAACCATACATTTGAATATCTTGGATTTGGTCCTGGTAACTACTCAACTGGTTTCCCAGTTCGTCAAGAAATTGTTCTGACTGATTCTCAAGATTTTTATGCTCAAGCCAAGAAACAAGATGCTGGTATTGTATTCTACACAGGTTTAAACTCTAATGGCGATTTATATATTGGTAATAGAAAAATTAATGCTATTACAGGCGAGGAAACATTTTTAGAATCTGCAAAACTCACAGAATCTACTGATGAAGCAGATGTTATTGGTGGTTTGGTTACTACTTTTGATACTGCAGTTACGTTCAACGAAATTATTACAGTCAATGGTTCTGAAGGAAAAGCGGAAAGTTTCTTCAATGCTCCTGTAGTAATCAATAATACCACAGCATTTGGAGCAGTAGAGAATTACCCCTCACTTAAAGTTGTTACTGGTGAAGGGGTTCCAATCGGTTATGATCCTTACTTAGAAGTTAATATTGCTCAGCAAAAAACGGGTGATATTATTCTACACCAAGGTAGAATTCAAACTACAGTACTTGATTTTAACCCCAGAGGATTGCAAGATTATCAAATCATGACGGCGGTATCAAACAGAACGCCAGATCTTGCAAATACTTTTGGTTTAACAACTGGAGGACCAACTCAGTTACAAAATACTGATATTGCAACTAAGTTCCCGCTTGCGTCTGGATTGATGCAATTAAAGGGCAATCAAACATTGTTCACTGGTTCTCTTGGTTGGATCTATGCCAATGATTATATTCGTATTGAAAATCGTACTGGTGGTGGTTTTAGCGCACAAATCATTGGTATTCAAGGTGCTGCAACTGGTACTCTTGTGCGTTTAACTTGGAATATTGGTCTTACAAATACTTCATTACAAATTACGTCTTCTTCTCAAATTCGTATTACTGGTGCTACTGGCGCTCTTGCTCCTATCAACGGAGTGTGGCCTGTTTATAGCACAAGTGGGACTCCATTTGTTCCCACTGGTAATTTTGTTACTATACTTGTAAATGCAAATCTACCACAATACACTGTTATTCCGTTACCTAATAATGGATATCCAGTTGATCAAGGAGCTCAACCAAATATTGTAATTGAGAGATCAAAATCTGCATTTAAAGAATTTGGTGTTCTTGGTTCCGAGTCTATTAGAACAGAAACAGAACTAATTGGTGATTATAAAGTTGGTATTAATACCGTTGCTCGTACAGCACATGCTGCATATCAAACCGCATTTGTTGATGCTTCGACAACCCCAAGAGCAAACCTTGATGTTGTTGGTACTGGATTTATTAGTGGTAAGAAGATTCTTTCTTATCTAACTGAAACTGGAACAACGAAAACAGAGACAACCCAAGCTGCCGCTTTCTTGGTTGGTGGCGATAGTGCAAATCCACTTACTGCTGCGGCAACACTTAGAGTTGCAACTACTAATAATGGTAGAGTAGGTATTAATGTCAACGATGCAAATCTTGATAGAACATTGGTTGTTAGTGGAAATGGTAGAATCACTGGTGATTTTAAATTTGAAGCTGATATTGAAGTAAATGGTGGTGATATTACTACTACAAACGCAGCATTTAATATTGCTAATCAGTCAAACGCCCTAACATTCTCTGCTGGTGCATTTGCCACAACAGCAAATCTATTCAGCAGTGCTACTGCTAACCAAACAATTAATGTTGGTACATCTGCTACAAATGCAACAACACTGAATATTCATAATAACTCATATACTTCTATAGTTAATCTTGCTATAACCGATGATATTGTCGATCCAGCAACACCTACTTTACTGCCATCTTCATTAGTTACTATTGGTGGAGCATACGTCAATCAACCACAAAGTATTTTTAGAATTAAAAATTATCAAACTATTCTTGAAGGAACTCTTGAAGTAAAAGGAGATAAAATATTTGCTACAACTCCAACGGGAATAATGACAATGTTCCCAACTAATCTTAGCGCAATTAGAATTGCTCCTACTGCTGGAGTTGTTGAGATTGGTGGCGTCGCTGGCACGACTACGTTAAGAAATGGATTGCGAGTTCTTAATAAAGCAACCTTTGAAAGTGATGTTGAACAAAATGGAGGATTTAGAAATTCTGGAGTTGGTATTGTAAGAAATGTTTTTGGTTTAATTAGAATTTCTACAATCGCCAGAACGGGAACAACTGCTACTATTGTAACCACAACGGCGCATAATTTAACTACTGGGCAACAAGTTGAAATTTCATGTAGCAACGAAACATTTAATTCTATTGGTCTTGCGACAGTTACTGTTGTTAATGCAACAACATTTACATATACTACTTCTACAAGTGGCGGAGTAACAACTACAGCTGCCACTGGTACAATTATTGTTCCTAATATCGGAAGATCTCATTCTCAAGGTAGTTTAGCAAATCTGAATGTTGATTACTATGCAGTATCCACCAATTTTGCATCAATTCTCGATATTAGTGCATTATTAGGTATTACTAGTCCTGTTGCTTCTACAAAAATACTGCTATCTAATAATTATTTCGTTCCTGGTAATGCGGTGCGATTTGTTGCACTTGGTAATATTGGTGGAGTTTCAACCTCAGTAATTTACTATGTAATTGAATCTGATTCGTCAGGCATCACAATTTCCACAACAGTCGGCGGCAGTCCTATAGTTATTAATTTAAATGCTGGTGCAACTGGACCTGGAGCTGCAAAAATTATACTTGACAAAACATCCGTTGATACAGCAGGAAGTAATTATTTAAGTTCAACTGCTACAACGATTCCTATCAATAATTCCAATAATATAGGACTAAATGAATTTTATTTAATTGGTGGAATTGAAATTGTCAAGACAGTTAATATTCCCACCGTAACATATCCATTTAGTATGGAAGTCCTTAGAGGACAAGAAGGAACAGTTGCTGTTGCTCATGGGGATAATGCTACTATTGTAAAACTTGATAAAACTGAAAATGCTACTTTTATTTTCCCGAGTGCTATTGATGGCACAAGTGGAACATTAAATCTTGCTGAATTTAGTGGAACTTTTGCTATAGGCGATTTCCTTAGAATTGATAAAGGAACATCTTCAGAAGAATATGTTAAAATTTCGGTTATCAATGAATCTGATGCACAAACGTTCTCTATCAATAACGGTGCTACTGGAAGTAGTAAAATAACGACATTTAATGTTGTTACCACTTCTGGAAATACTGATATTCGTGGTGATGTAACTATTGGATTTGATAATGGTACTACTTCAAGCACATCAAGTGGAGCTGGAACTACGGCAAGTCCACTGGTAACTGGTGGTGGTAATTTAAAAGTTCATAATTCTATTGAATTAAGTGGAAATTCTTCTACTGCCTTACCAGATAAGCAATATTTTGTAATTACAAACGGATCTGCTCCTAAACTATATGTTGAGACAGCAACTGGTAACACAAGACTTTACAATGGCGCTAATTTCCAAATTCTAAAAGATTCTTTCTTTACTGCTGGTACATTTGATAAATTAAAAGTAGATGGTGCTACCAATATTGCATTTGAAGTTCTTGGAACTTCTGGCAATACTAAGATTTCTGGAACGTTACATGTTGGTGATGACTTTACTGTAGAAAACAATTTGGGTGGAACGGATACATTTACCGTAGATGCTCAAACTGGCGATACTTATGTCGGTAGACATTTAACAATTAATGGTGCTTCTTCAACAACTCCTGCTGTAGGAACATTTACTCTTGCTGTAAACGGTATAGGTGTCGGTGGAAATAAACCATTTAGAATTAAACAAGATGCTTCTATTAATGCTTTTGGTAGACAAAATTTCTATAATATTAATGGTGGTAGAAGAACGATTATGGTTAATACTACGGGAGGAACTCATGCCACCGTATTGGAATCAAATACCCAATATATTATTAGACCATCTTCTAATTTAATTCTTAATTTACCAACAGGCGCAGTAACTGGAGATGTCATCCGAATCGTTGATACACAAGGGGCACTGAACTATAATGTTTCTTTACAAGTTAGAGCACCAGTTGGTGTTGCTGTTCAAGGATCAACTGCTGGATCTGCTGGATATGCTGGCGGCGAGTTAATTGTCAATACTCCTAATGCTGGGTTTGCCTTGATTTTTGTTGGTGATACTGATTCAGATGGATCTGGCATATCTGATCAAAATCGCGGTTGGTGGCTAATGGAGGTATAATCAATGCCATACATTGATGCTGCTAATTACAATAGAATAAAATCTATGCGAGGATTTCCGATTGGAACTATAATTCCATATTCGGGATCTACTGAGAATATTCCTAAGGGATGGATTAGTTGCACGGGAACTAATTTAAATGCCGCTGCATATCCACTATTGTATCAATGTATAGGTAATACTTATGGCGGAACGCCTGGTTCTACTTTTGCTCTTCCTGCTCTGAATAATAGAGCGGTAATGGATATATTTCAGGGACATTATCAATATCTAAGAACAACGAGTGCTACATATCCAAATACTGGTCCCAGTGGATTGCACCCAATGCAAGGATTAACTTCAGCTTCTTGGTCTCCAAATTTGACCTCTACCCAAATTACTGATTTGTATTGGAATCAAATTGGTGCTGGAACTACAACTCCTGGTGCTGGGGGAGATACTGGTAGCAGTAGTCAAACAACTTATGTTTCTACTATGGATTTAGTTGGGCAAAGAGCCACTTTATCGACTACTTTGTCAGCAACTGTAAAGAGTATTAGTTTAACAGAAGGTGATTACACGATTGGATTTAATATTTTAGAAAGAAAACTTGGTGATGGGCATTGGCCTCAACATGCTCATGGTGTTACAGTCCCTGGCGAACAATCACAGGGGCACGTTGTGGCGGGAGGGCAAAATCAGTGTGTTACACCCTGGACTGGTAATTGTTATGGACCATCGCCAGAATGCCCTAATGGACAGTATGCAGTTAGTTATCAAAAATATAGTTCAGGGCAAAATCATTTTAGATGTGGTGGTGGATCAATTGGATCTGTTAGTGAAGGTAACGGTACTGGATGTTCTGGTGGCGATATGTTATCTGCTGGTAGTGGTGTTAGAAAATTTCAAACTAATTTAAATATAGAATTACGGAATTTTACGGATATGATTGGTCACAATCATGGAACAGTAAATCTTAAATTTACCAGTAAATTGGTTGCACAAGCTAATTTTTCATTAAATACTATTGCTCCTGGAAGTGTTAATATTGATAATTCGTCGGGAATTAATGCAGCAACAATAAATATGTCTAGTCTTACTCCAACAGTAACAATGATATTCATCATCAAGGCATTTTAAAATTATGGCAACTACTTATGCATTTCAAAAAGGAAAATATGGCGGACCAGTTGGTTGTATTTTTCCATTTTTTAGAACGCTTTCAACTGGTAACCCAGCAGATAGTGAATTTGTTGAAAATATTCCTGCAGGATTTTTAAGATGCAGAGGGCAAATATTAAACGCTGATCAATATCCAAATTTAGCAACTGTTTTAGGAATTGGGGATCTTTGTATCTACAAAAAAACAGGTACTACTTTACAAAACGTCAATACTACTGGTTCTGGTGGTCAGATACAGTTACCTGATTTGGGGAGTAAATATATTACTGCCTCTGCTACACCAGGAGGTTATTCTGAAGATACTATTCTAAATCCTGCTACTAATAGTACTGTTTTTAAGGCGGGAGTTGGAGTTTCTTTAGAATCAGCAGCAGTAAGTAATCAAATTGGATTTACTTATACGGGCACTTTTAGTTTACCTGAAACAAATATACCTATCAGCGGAACAATACAAACTACAGGGTCAACAGCAACATCTTCTGCTATTGTATATGAGACACAAATTTTATCACATGGACACATGACGAGTGTATCAACTGGTGATTATATTGCATCAGCACAAATGTTTCTGAAACAAGTTCCAAGAATTTGGACTTATTGTCAAGGTGCTACTACAATTGGTGGAAGTAATGCTCCGAGTGGAATTGAATGGGCTACGTGGGTAACAGAATCATATGGATCAACAGCCTCTACTACTCACACACATACTGGTATTTTTCCTGCAACCACAGGATTGGTAAAGACAGGAAAAATATTACCTACTCTTATTTCTGCAGATGGAATTACTACTAACGTTCGTTTAAATACTGATAATACATTTAAACTTGATTATATTACACCAAAATTTATATTATGCGAATACTTAATTAAGTTCTAAAAACATGGCAATTAATGTTACGTCTTTGACCACTACTGGTCAAGTCCCAGCAAACACCACTACTCCAACAATATATTCAGGAAATAGTCTTACATTTAATATTTCCGCTAGTGCTACTGGTGGTGTTACTATATCTTATGAGTGGCAAATTAGCACTACAAATGGAGTTGTGTGGGATATATTGCCTAATAATGGATTATCGAGCATAACAGTATCCAATATACCTTCGTCTTATAATGGCGCACTTATTCGATGTAAATTAACTGCTAATTCTGGGTCAGGTGGCGCACAAGAAATTGTCTATAGTGATAGTGCAACGCCAAATGGCCACGCATTGACATTAGTTGTAATTACATCTCCCGAAATTTTTGTAATTGATAGTAATTCTGCATCTTATAATCTTAATGCGGGAAGTTCATTAACATTAACAATTGATGCGACAACAAATAGTACATTAACCCAATTTACGCCACAAAATCAAGCAAATATTGATACCGAATTAGTTATTCAGTGGCAAATTAGTACAGATGGTGGTAGTAATTGGAATAACGTAACACCAACAGCAAACTTAGTGGTTGGCACTCCTCTTATATTAGGATTCGGAACAACACCAGAAACATATTATAAAAGATCTACTCTAACTTTATCTAATATTACAACTGCTCAAAGTGGTTACAGATATAGGACACGTATTACCTATACAAAAGATGGTGTAACAGCATCAAATAGTCCTCTTGATACAACTGGCAGCATTATAAATGTAAATGCAGTAATTAGTATTACTAAACAACCAGGAGTTGCTCCAGATACAACTTCCGTTGTTTCTTATAATAGTACAATTCCTAATAGTGGAGAGGCAACTTTTACTATTACAGCAAGTACAACAGCAGGTACTTCTTTAAATTATCAGTGGTCATATACACTTAATAATGGATTGAGTTACATTAATTTAACTAACAATCCACAATCAGGACTTCCTCCGCTTGAACTTGCTGCAGGAACACTTCCAACATCTCCTACTTTACAGATATCAAAACTTTCTATTAGTAATCCTAGTTATAGCAACATATATTCATATGGATTTAGATGTGTAGTTACAGGATCTTCGGGAGAAGTAGCCGTTACTTCTAATACTGCTTATGTTACAATGACTCAACAAGCAACTGGATTGTTATTTGATCCTGGAGATGCAACGGCAATTGAAGATAGATATGGAAATATTCCCAATAGATCATCATATTTAGAATTTATTCAAACAGCAACTTTTAGTGCTGCCGTAAATATAAATGGACCTGATGGCATATCATCTGGTCAAATTACACTGCAATGGCAAAGAAAATATGCAAGTGAAACGGGATTTTCTAATGTTGGTCCTCCAAAGGTTACTTTTGGTAATCCTTCTCCTGTATCAGCTACCAATCCAACTACAGGAACTTACAGTTATGAAACACCTCCGTTGAGAAGAGATCTTGATAATCAATCTCAGTATAGAATGGCAGTAACTTATCAAACTGGATCGGCTGGTGTTGCTACAATTTATACATCTGCTGCTACATTAACTGTTTATAGAACGGCATACATTGACAATAATCCTGCATTTTCTAGTGTTTACAATAATCAAAATGCAACTTTTGTTGTAACTGCTTCTCCATCCAGCGGAACAAATATTTCTTACCAGTGGGAACATAGTCCAAATAATTTGAATTGGTATACTTTGACTAATACCCCAGCAATTTCTATAAGTTCAATGACCAGAACAAATTATATTGTTACTGTAACTTGTGCAACTGCTCATGGATTTGCAGCTGGAGATATTGTTTATGTTTCAGGATCTTCAGAATTAGCATATAATGGCAGGGCAACTGTATCGGCAACTGGATTAACATCAACACAATTTCAATTTACCGCAAAAAGTATTCCATCTGTATCTCCTGCCCCAGGAATCTTAACGGTTTCTCCAGCACCACAATATAGCGGAGTAACTACAGATACTTTAATTGTAACCCCAGTAGTAGAAACTATAACCAGAAGATTCTTTAGATGTATTGTGACGGTTCCTGATTCTTTAGCAAGTGTCATTTCTGCGTCTGGATTTTTGACAATTTTGGACGATAGTTTTTATCAAATTTCATCATTAAACGATATATACGTTTTTCAATTTAATACTATTGATTGGTCTGTTACTGCTAATTCTTTAAGTTTACAAGCTCCATCATATCAGTGGCAATATAATCCATCATCTGCTGCTGTTACTTCTACTGCGTGGGTTGATATTTCTGGAGCTAATACAGCTTCTTATTCTATTGCTAATGTACAACCAGCAAATGCTGGATTTTATAGATGCCGAGTTACCAGTTTTGGTGGGACGGTTAGCAGATCAAACGCAGCAAAATTGACAGTATTTCCAGTTAGTCTCACTATTTCAACAAATATAGCTTCTGCAATTACTGTTTTAGAAGGATCTTTGACAAATTCTCTTACTGTTGCTGCAACTGCTACAAATGGTAGCATTGTACAATATTTCTGGGAGGTCAAACCACCTGGAGCTACTGCATTCCAAGCATTACCTGCAGGATATAATCAAACATCAAATGCATTTCCAACTTATAACTTACCCCCATTCTCTCGTACCGTGGATAACGGTAGTATTATTAGATGTAGGATGAACGCTGCAGATGTTCCAGGATTCACATATAGTAATCAATGTACAATAACTGTTGATAGAAGATTTTATTATTTTGCTGATGCTGCCACAAAAACTATACCTGCTGGTCAACAAGTAACGTTTGATTTACAGCCATCATGGACTGGAGATGAATTGCCTACTTATCAATGGCAAACACGACCAAATTCTTCTGCTGCGTGGGTGCCTGTTTCGGGGGAAACTAATCCAACTTATACTATTTTAGCAGCAAATGTTGTTGCGGCATTGAATAATTCTCAAGTAAGGTGTGTAGTTACATTTAATCAGGTTACTACTTTTCAATATTATCGAACATCAAATTATATTGACCCTATAACACCCCCAGGCACAGCAACGCCAACTGCGGTTATTACATTAAGCATAGTTAGTGCAGTACCAAATATTTCGTATTATAGCAAACAACGTCAAAAAGTTGGAGCTGCTATTGGCACTGTTATTTGTGTTCCAAAACCAGGCGGATATGTTCACAATCCAGCTGCAAACGTAGATGATGCTTCTCTTTGGAAAGTTGCTCTGACTGGGCAAACATTAGCAGGCGCACCAGCTCTTGGAGTTTCTGCTAGCACTGCTCCATATGGACCAAATGATAGATTTCCAGGATTTATTGAAATGAGAGGGCAAATCCTTAAAGCAAGAGATTTTCCAGAACTTGCAAGAATTATGGGAACACAATATGGAGGGACAATTACAGGAACTTATCCAACATATGCTGTAAATGATACATTCAGAATGCCATGCCCATATGGTATGAAATTGATGGGTACTGGAAACGTTAATAACAATCTTTCATCACCATCTGTAGTTCCTTATTATGCTGCTAATTCTACTCCTGGTGGAGCTATTACTGATGCAGGTTCGATGGGCGGAGTATATAATTTTGAAAAACTTCCACAATTACCACCAGGATCGCCAGGATTGGGGGGAGTCGATGATGGTACTTCTACTGATACTTTTACAATCGGAACACATAGGACAGATGGATGGACAAATTGCACAAATACAGCAAATACTAATTTTATAGGACAATTTACTTGGCAAGTATCTGATAGCAGTGGTATAGGATCGAGAAATTTAGGATCTGGTCCTCCTCATTCGCATGTATTTAATTCTATAAGAGCTACTGGTCAAAATGCTGGCGCTGGTGGTGGCGGATCTGCGGCAAAATATAATAATGGAGATAGCGGTAATGTTTTAGAGGGTCCAGAAGGAGTTGCTGGATTAGGTAGATCACACAAGCATGGTATATCATTTACTCAGGGGGCGACAACATATACTCCTCCTGCTGGCGGTGGTAGCGGCGGAACTGCTCCAGCTGGAGATGTAAGTTACAGTTCTCCAGGTACATATTCATTTACTTTGCCAATAAATGTAACTGGTTTTACATATAATATCAAATCTGGAGCTGGTGGTGCAGGTGGCGTTGATTTTCCAAACCCAGGTGGTCCTGGTGGTCAAGCAGCCTCTGCTACTGGATCTTTAAAAGATATTCCATCAGGAACAGAAATTGAGATTAAAATTGGAGCAGGTGGCGGCGGTGGTTTCGGTTGCGCTGGTAATGCTCCTGGCGGTGGTGGTGGAAACTCTGGTGGAACTGGTTTTGGTGGTGGACCTGGCGGAAATTCTGGTCCTGGTGGTTGCTCTGGTTCTGGCGGCGGTGGCGGCGGAGCATCATTCATGTATGTTAAGCAGCTTGGTTCTGGTCCCAATCCACAGGGATTACAAGTAGGAACAATTCTGGTGATTGTCGGCGGCGGGGGCGGCGGCGGTGGTGGTGGGCATCATGGAGGAAGTACAAAACCAAACTATCCTGGCGCTAATGGAGGTTCAAGTTGGTCAGCTTCGGCCATTAACTCAGCATCATTTTATACAAATCAGGCAGCGTTACAATTTACCCCATGGTCATCAAGTACTACTCAATCTGGGAAACCTGGGCAAAATAAATCTGGTGATGGTGGTGGCGCTGGTGCTGGTGGTGGCGGATGGACGGGTGGAGCTGGCGGGACAAACCCTGGCGGAGATTCGAACTCAAATGGCGGCGGTGGTGGAACGTCTGCATACAGAAGTGCTAATCACAACGGAACTCCAACAGTAGGAACTGGAGGAGGAGGAGGTAGTTCCTCTGCGTCAAGTGGAACATCTGGTAGCGGATCGGGTGGAAGTATAGTAATCAGTTATGCTGGTGCTACAACCACACCGCCAGCAACGCCAGGTGGCATAAGTAATCCAAATCACGCAGAGGGAATTGGTAGTGAAGGAACTGCATATTTATCGCAAACGGTAGATTTACACAATGATGCAACATCTACTGCTCCAAGTATGGGATTGACAATGACTAGTGGGGAAGCAGCTATGAGTACAGCATCAAGAACTATATGGGATAGTGCGCTATCATTTTATCTAAGAAATAACGAAGTTTTGCCAATGGTGCAACCATATTTTAGATTAAAATACATGATTAAAGCATTCTAAATAAGTAAATAAAGATAAATTGGGTATAAACATGTCTTCTGACTCAACAAACATAATATCTGTAGTTCTTTATCCTGAAGTGTGGCAATCCCCACAACCAAGAAGAATGGTTTATCATGGACAATTAATTGTTCTAACTAATGAAGAATATACCGATCTTATTTCTAAATTTCCTGAATTTTGGCATACTGAAACTGATAAATTGTTAAATTTTAGGTATTCTCATGATGAAGGATATTTTTGTGAAAGAATAAAAACAGTGTATAATTATGCCACAAAAGAATGGTCAGATACTGCTTATGTTTTTGATGCGGCTAAAAAAGAACAAGTTGATGAACTTTTAAATATTCTTGGTGCTTTTTATCAAAATTACAAGTTAGCACAAATCAAGAATATAAACGATGAAATATTGAACAATATTAAAGATCTCTCATATTTAAAGATGGTTATTTTAAATTCAAGAGAAAAATTGCTTAATGGTTCTGACTACATGTTTAATTTAGATTATAAATTTAAAGATGAAGATGTAAGACAAGGGTGGGTTGATTACAGGCAAAAATTAAGAGACATAACAGAACAAGAAGCTTGGAAGAAAAATGATTATGCAAATATTGAAATGCCAGTTTGCCCAGTTCCTATGAAGCAATTACCAGATCTTGTTGAAGAAATGGATAAAATTGTTCCATCTCATTTTAGAGGGTTTATGGACGATGATTCTCTTACAGAGAATATAGAAAATATTATTTCAACGATGTCTCAATACATGATCAAAAATCAAATTATTGACGGCATTAGCAAGATGTCTTTACCTTTACTTGATTTGAAAGTAGGCACATTTGATATTGTTAAATCAACCGAAAATGTTGATACCTTTATGAGTAATTTTAAAGAATTTAAAGACAAAATTGATTCTCAACTTCAAGAAATTGGAAGTACTTTGACTGTAGAGCAAATTGTCAAAGATATGACCGCAAAAACAATCATGCAAGAAGTTAATGAAGAAGTTTTTGAAATTATCAATGAGTTAAACCAAAACGCTGAGTAATGCTATGAAAAGAGAAAATATTGTAGTTATTCAAGATTCTACTACAGCTTTTGCTAAATTGTCGGGTAAAGTAGTTTCTCATATTAAAGCAGTTGGACCATTAAACTGCATAGACTCAGAAAAAGTTGAAAAAATATGGGATTATTATTATGGTAAAATGCCAGATAATGTATATGATACTCTTAAAACTTTTGGAGAAATTTTTTGTTTTTTTGAAACAGCAACCGAAGCATCATCTAGTTTAGAATATTGGTTTCCGACATTACAGTTAATTGATGATGATGAATACGTTGAAATTGATAGAGATTATTATATCACAGTGGTAACAACAGACGCAGAAGGAAATTTTTATTACGGTATATAATATGCAACTTGAATTGAATTCTTTAGAAATTACAAAAATTATAGCACAATTTAATAAAAGAAATATTAAACTTACATTAGACAATCCTACAGATATTAACTTGGCATTTAATGATGTCTTTCCAATTTTTGTGCAAGCATATGGAAGAGTGCATAAAGCCCATCATAATAGTAAATGCCATGAAATTAATTGCAGCAAGATGAAATCATCTGGTGTTGTAATTTTGTATCAATATGCTAATATGGTATCTCTTGCAGACAAAAATCACTTTGATAATATTCAAACTGTACACAATTTATTATCGTATTTTTCATATTTTAAAAAACTTCCTGTAGTTGATATGAATGGTATGTTTGGGATTGATTTATCTACAGATGAAAATTATTTAAATGGATATTACTATACTGTAGTACCTTATTCGTTATGTAATTTTTTACCAGAACAACGATCTCGACTTTTAAAAGATGTTAAATTGAATCCAATTTGGCATGATTATATTTTATCTTATGCGTCAAAAAATCAACAAATTTATTTAAGTTATCTTGGATTTAACGATAAAAAAATACTTGCTAAAATAGGATATTCGGCACTTATAGCAGATTTTATTGATGCAGATAAATTAGAGTACAAAAAATTTGAAAATTTAATAGATTTTTTAAAAAACGAAAAAACGTTGTATGATGAAGAATATGAAGAATGTGGGCTGCAATTTTCTTCTTCATTCTCAACAAGCTTTGAACAAAAACATTTTGGGTTGGAATTAACTCCTTGCCCCTTTGAAAACAAAAAAGAAAGAAGTCAATATTTAGATTTTCTTGGGGAATATTTTTCTAAACTGGAAGAATATGAATTAATTACGCACAATCAAAAAGATTTTGTACTAAATCATGAGGAGACCATACGCAATAAAGATGGTGTTTTGAAGTTTAGGTGGGCAAATCCAGATACATATGAAATAAAATGGTATAATATTGAACGTCGTAATGGCGGGTTGACGGGGGGTTGACAGGGGGTTGACACTTGTGCTATAGTAGCGGAGCACTGAACAAAAGGCACCCATGGAAAGCATCATCGATTACGGCGAGGACGGCGTGGTTCCGATGATTGAATCTGACGAAGTTGGAGATGTTATCGACAGCATCCTCGAATACGTAGATGCCCGCTTTGAGATTCTTGACAAACAAGATTGTCAAAATGAAATTCTTGCGCTTTGCCAAGAGTTTTATGAGTGGGGCGCTGCTGAAGGCGGGGAACAAATTTCCTATTATGTTTGCCCCACATTTGAATAATCCTATATAAAATACAAAGGACAGACCAATGACCACGCCAAACTGGCAGCACCATTCTAAGAAAGAAGCAAAACGCACCCTGAAACCTCAGGCTGTGCGTCAAGCAAAAGCACGTTTGCAATCACTTAAGCGCCACTTAGAGGTTATTAAATGACGCATTACGATAAATTAATTGACACGCTCATCATGCATCTCTATGATGCGTGGGAGCACAAATATTGGGATGAGCAGCTAGCAAAAAGAAAAGCACATGAAATTCTAACAACTGTAGAAGCATTTCAACAAAACCGTGTCTTAACAACTACAGACACATCTGTATATACACAATGGAGGGCATCTGACTGATGGCATTAGCACAACAAGTAACAGATTCATTAGATGAAGCAACATCAGCACTGCGTAACGCATTAGCATTTGCAGCACGACAAGAACGACCAGTAGTTTGTAGTAGCATTTCTGAGATTATGTGTCGTATTGACCATCTTAAATCATTTGATGGTATTTTAGACACACTCGATAAAATGCAAAGCGACATTAGTAAAAATAAAGAATAATGAAAACATTATCAGATGAAGATTGGCAGAATATTCAATCTGCCTTTGAATTGATGCAGCAGCATTCGCTTAATGCCGATTTTTCCACAATCAAAGGAATTCAAAGGCAAATTGACAGCAAAGAGGTAGGAGAATCTATCTATTATGTGGAGCAAAATGCTCCATACGAATTAGATGAAGCTGGTAAACCCATAGCCCAATTTGATGAAAATGGGCAAAGTATTCCTATCTTTTATGTTAATGAATGCATTGTTATTGAAAAATGAATAATGATATGCCCTGGGTTGATCTCACACAAGAAGAGATCGATCAACTTCGTCAACAAAAACAACACCTCACAGAATATGGACAACAGAAACTACGAGAACGCATTACTGCCAACATGGATGGTGGTGTTGGTGGATCATGGAAGGTAC